TTATGAGTGTAAAAATGATCCTAGTTTATCATTAGAAGAAGCACAAGAAAAAGTAATTAAAAACTTAGCTAAAGACGAATTACATTATGTAAAAGAAGGCCAATTTGGTGTAGGCATAGGATACACAGAACCAGAAGTACAAGAAAATTCAGGTAAAACATATGGTGGAAGCGGATATAGCGATAAACTTAAAAAATCAGATACAAAAATGAAACCAATTAAAGAAGAATTATTTAAAAAATTAATAAAAGAAGGATTAGGTGGTGTAGTAACCACAGGAAATCCAAATTCATTAGCGGCACAATCAGGCAATGCAATTAGACAAATGATGTCTGAAGATGAATTTCAAGCTAACCAAGCAGGTTCTCAATATCATTCATCATTGTATGCTGAAGAAAAAGAAGAAAAAAAATTACCAATGGATGAAGCTCCAAAACCAGATTTTATGGATATTGATGGTGACGGGGATAAAGAAGAATCTATGAAAAAAGCAGGTAAAGACAAAAAAGCTAGAAAACCTAAAAAAGAATCTATTGATGCTAAGTTAGCAGAAATTGGAAAAGAAGCTGAAAAAGTAAAAATGGAAGCTCAATTAGATTTCTTACATGATCATATTCAAGAAAAAGTAGATAGAGTTAGTTCAATTCAAGAAGATGAAAATTTAAGTGAATTAATTGATAAATCTAAGATGAAACAAATGCAGAGAGAAATCAAAGATTTAGAAAGAAAGAAAGCCAAAATGGAAAGAATCTATGAAAAATCTTGTGGTTCAAAATATGCTAAAAAAGGAGTAGTAGATGAGGTAGAAACTACTGAAGAAGTGTAACATGAGCAGAAAGCTATTAATAGAAACTCATACAATTAACTATACCCCAACTGTATTAACCGAAAGTGTTAATGCAGAAAACGGGAATATGATTGTTGAGGGAATATTAGCTACTTGTGAAGTTAAAAACGGAAATGGTAGGTATTATTCTAAAGAATTGTGGGAAAGAGAAATGGATAAATATAGTGAACTAATTGAACAAAGACGTTCAATGGGGGAACTTGACCATCCAGAATCCCAAATAATAAACCTTCAAAATGTATCACACATTATTAGTGGTTACGAATGGGATGGAAATAATATCATAGGTAAAATAGAAATACTACCAACACCATCAGGAGATATATTAAAAGCCTTAGTAGGTAATGGTGTAACAGTAGGTGTATCATCTCGTGGTATGGGTTCATTAGAGGAAAATAGAGAAGGAGTAATGGAAGTTCAAGATGATTTTGAATTATTATGTTGGGATTTTGTTTCAACACCTTCAAACCCTGGTTCTTATATGCATATGATTAAAGAAGGTATGGAAGTACCTAAATATAATTACACAAAAGTAAATAGTATAATACATGAAATTCTTTGTTCAAAAGGGTCATGTCCTATAACTTAATAATTTTTTCTTCGGACGCTACCGACGGATTTAAACATTAGATGCCCACTTTGGGCATCTTTTGTATTTTTGATAAAATGTCACATACGTATGACTGCAATACATCATGATTATTCTTATATGATGTCGACAATTATTATTTCTATTACGGTTCTTAATAACCGTATTTCACAAACTAAATTTTGGGATTATTATGGCAAACAACAGAGATTTGTTAAAAGAAGCAATCGCCGATGCTAAATCAGTTAAAGAAACTGCAATCGCGAATGCAAAACTTGCTTTAGAAGAAGCTTTTACCCCATATCTACAAGATCAACTATCTGCTAAATTACAGGAGATGGATGATGAAGACGATAAAAATGTAAAAGAATCTGAAAAGGAAGTAAAAGAAATGGATGCTCCTAGTTTTGAAAGAAAAAATTCACCTGCTGGTGATTCTTTAAAAGACCTAGCTCCACGTAAAGTGGGACAATCAACGGTTCAAGAAGATGAAGTAGACGAGGAAATTGATCTGGATGAATTATTAGCAGAATTAGAGTTAGATGAAAATGCTCGTACAGATGCTGAAGAAGAAGGCTACAAAGACGGTATGAAGGACGAAAAAGCGGACTTGAAAGAGGACGAACGTACTGATGCTGAGGAAGAAGGCTACTTGGACGGAGAAAAAGACGAGAAAGAAGACATGGATGACGAGGAAATTGACCTTGAAGATATGTCTGAAGATGACTTAAAAGGATTCATCGAAGATGTCATTAAAGACATGGTCGAATCTGGGGAAATAGAACCAGGTGAAGAATTTGAAGATGTTGAAGTTGAAGACGAAGACGTAGATGTTGAAGTTGAAGACGAAGACGTCGAAGTTGATGTTGAGTTAGATGAAGGTTACAGTAACAAAGACGGAGATAAAGATGATTCCCCAACTGAGATAAAAGCTCAGAAAGGAAGATTTGCTAAAAACGGAGATGTTTCTGAAAACTTAGACGAAATGGGTGACGCTACAGTAGATGCAGCCGCTGGTGGTCTAGAAAACATTGTTAATGCTTTAAAGAAATTATCTAAAGCTGCAGGACCAGCTGCTAAAAAAGCTTATGCCGCTTTACAGGCATTAGGTGCGGGTGCAGGAGCAGCAATGCGTAACGAAGAAGAATATTTAGATGAAGTAGAAGAACTTAAAAAAGAACTTCAAGAAGTTAATCTTTTAAATGCTAAGCTACTTTATACTAATAGAATCTTTAAAGCAAAAAACTTAACAGAAAGTAAAAAAGTAAAAGTTTTGAAAGCATTTGACAAAGCAATGGATGTTAAACAAGCAAAAACCATTTATGAAACATTAAACGAAGGAATTGTAAACACAATTACAAATTCTAAAATTAATGAATCAGTTAAAAGAGGTGCTGCTTCAAAAGCTAGTGGTTTAGAACCAAAAGCAACAAAACAACCAATTCTTGAATCAAATGAGGTATATGACCGTATGCGTAAGTTAGCGGGATTAATCTAAAAAACAATTATTAAAATTTAAAATTTAAAAAACATGAGCTTAAATTCATTATTAGAAAGCGCAAACCCATATCAGTCTATGCAGTCTGATGCAGCCAGATTATCTGGAAAATGGGAAAAAACAGGTCTTCTAGAGGGTCTAGAAGGATCAAACAAAAACAATATGGGTATCATATTGGAAAACCAAGCTAAGCAATTAGTTGTAGAATCATCTCAAACAGGTGGTGGTGCTGCATCTTCAGGAACATTCCAATCACAAACAGCTGTTAATACAGGTGGTCAGTGGGCAGGAGTTGCTTTACCATTGGTAAGAAAAGTATTTGGTCAAATCGCAGCGAAAGAATTCGTTAGTGTTCAACCAATGAACTTACCTTCAGGTCTAGTATTTTTCTTAGACTTCCAATATGGAAGTGACAAATCACCATTCTCAGCAGGAGATTCTTTATATGGAAACCAAACGGCGGATGGTATAGACAAACCATTTGGAAATACTAACACAGGTGGATTATACGGAGCAGGTCGTTTCGGATATTCAATTAACAATTCAGCTTCAATCGCTGCTGATGCATCTGCTCCTTTAGCAGCTGCAATCTGGTCAGATTTTGACTTTGATTCTGATTATTCAGCATCAGCTGCTGCTGCAGATTACTGGAAAGTATTAGTACCAACTGCATCTTTAGATTTCGTAGATGTTGCTGGTGTTTCTGCATTCCAATTATTCTCAGGTTCTCAAGCATATGATGCTATTTCAGCTTCAGCTGGAGAGCAAGTATCAGCTTTTACAAAACTAGAAGGTGAAAATGTTGCTTTTGTAGTAGCAAAAACACAACTAGCAAACGGAGCAACTGCATTCGCAGCAGGTGATAACGTTTCTGTTGTTTACCAATTACAACCAACTGATAGATACAGAGGTGATTTTGAAGACAATAACGCAGAACCAAATGGTTTAAATTCACCAGCAATCAAAATTCCAGAAATCAATGTACAGATGAAATCATCTGCAATCGTTGCTAAAACTAGAAAATTGAAAGCAGTATGGACTCCAGAATTCGCACAAGATTTAAATGCATACCACGCATTAGATGCTGAAGCTGAATTGACTTCAATCTTAAGTGAGTATATTTCATTAGAAATTGACTTAGAGATCTTAAGTATGTTGATCGAAAATGCAGCTGCAGGAAACGAAGTATGGTCTGCTGTAAATAATAGATCTATTGTTGCTGATGGTACTAAAATGGGTGATATTTCAAACTTAGGATTTTACAATTCTCAAGGACAATGGTTCCAAACATTAGGAACTAAAATCCAAAAGTTAAGTAACATTATTCACCAGAAAACATTAAGAGGTGGTGCAAACTTCCTAGTATGTTCTCCAGCTGTAGGTACAATCATGGAATCAATTCCAGGATTTGCTGCTGATACTGATGGTGATGCTTCAAAAGCAACTTATGCATTTGGTGTACAAAAAGTAGGTTCATTAAATGGACGTTACAAAGTATACAAAAACCCTTACATGACTGAAAACCAAATCCTATTAGGATTTAGAGGTGCTCAGTTCTTGGAAACAGGTGCTGTATTTGCTCCATACATTCCATTAATCATGACTCCGTTAATTTACGATCCAGAAACTTTCACACCACGTAAAGGTTTATTGACTCGTTATGCGAAGAAAATGGTTAGACCAGAATTTTATGGAACTATCCAAGTAAATGGTTTAAACACTCTATAATTTAGAGAATTAAAATCAAATACATATTTAATTTAACCCGGCTTAGGCCGGGTTTTTTTATCTTTTTTTCATATGTATAATAAACAAAAAGTTATTATATGGCTTCAAAACACCACACTGACGATGTATTCGTTCAAAAAAGAAGACCCAAAAAACCCATCAAATTTAATGTACAGCTTAACGAGGAACAAAAGGTAGCTAAAGCAAAAATAATAGAATCACCAATAACGGTGCTTAGAGGAATGGCAGGGTCAGGTAAAACCTTAGTAGCAACACAAGTAGCATTAGATATGTTATTTACAAAACAAGTAGAAAAAATTATAATTACAAGACCAACAGTATCAAAAGAGGATATTGGTTTTTTACCTGGAGATATTAGAGAAAAAATGGATCCCTGGTTGGCACCTATATATCATAACTTACACATGTTATATAACCAAGACAAAATACAAAAAGAATTAGATAATGGAAACATAGAAATAGTACCCTTTGCATTTATGAGAGGTAGAACATTTCTAAAATCTTTTGTTATTGTAGATGAGGCACAAAATGTTACACATAACCAAATGGAGACAGTAATTGGAAGATTAGGAAAGGGCTCTAAAATGGTAATATGTGGTGATATGGCTCAAATTGATTTAAAAGACAAACGGGAAACCGGCTTTTCTTTTTTATCTAGGATAGAAGAAAGTGTAGGGGGGTTTAGTATTTCTACCTTATTACAAAATCATAGACATGAAATCGTTTCACCAATACTTAAGGTTTATCAAACTTTTAGAGATTAACATACTTTCATCATATTTATAAGTGGATAATATATCTTAATAAGTTAAAAAACAAAACATGAATATACCTATTTGGACAGGAGTGAGTACTTTTGCCGCAGGACAAACACCCTTCGGGTTTTACGATGCTCAAACTGATTTTGCTGTTGATGCAAACAAAGTTGCTAATTTTTGTGCTCAAAGAATGGGCTACCCTTTAGTAGATGTAGAATTACAATCAGGATCATTTTTTACTGCTTTTGAAGAAGCTGTAACTACATATGGTAATGAAATTTATGCGTATAAAATACGAGATAATCAATTATCCATTGATGGATTACCAACGGCATCACTTTTAAATACTGCGCTTATAACACCAAGTTTTGAACCAATAGTTAGACTATCAGAACAATATGGTGAAGAAGCAGGATCAGGAGGAAATGTAACATATTATTCAGGTTCATTTGATTTAACCTCTAGTATTCAAGATTATTCTTTTGAAACTTTTATGACATCAAGTGGTCTTACGGGATCTGAGTATATGCATGGTATAGAAGTAAAAAGAGTATTTTATGAAAATCCTTACCCAGCAGGTGCTAGATTTTTAGGTGCAAATAATGGATTTGGATTTGGTGGTGTAATGGCATCAGGAATAATGGGCTTAGGTGGGTTTGGAGCTGAAGGAGGATATTTAATGGCTCCTTTAAACTATGATATAGCAGTTATCCAACAAATTGAAATGAGTGAAACTATTCGAAGAAACCAATACTCATTTGAAATAAGAAATAATAATTTAAGAGTATTTCCTATTCCTAATTTTTCATTTAGTGCTGGTAAAGAAGGTAAAGTCTGGTTTGAATATATCCTTAGAGATGAAAGGATTTCTAGCGCTGTAATGCAAACCCCTGGGAATGTAACTAATGTATCAAATGCCCCTTATGGTAATCCTAATTATGACCAAATTAATAGTGTAGGACGTCAGTGGATATTTGAATATACCTTAGCATTATCAAAAGAAATGTTAGGATATGTAAGAGGTAAATATGGTAGTATACCAATCCCAAATGCTGATGTAACATTAAATCAATCAGATTTAATAGCAGCTGGAACAGCAGAAAAATCAGCCTTAATAGAAAGATTAAGAACATATTTAGATGAAACTTCAAGAATGGCTTCATTAGAAAGAAGAGCAAAAGAAGGAGATTCAAAAATGCTGGAATTACAAAAGGTTCCATATACAATTTTCATAGGATAATATGGCAATGTACACCAGACAAAGGGATGTTTCTCTTATGCGAAAGTTTAATAGAGAATTAATGGGTAATATTATTACTCAACAATGTGCTTTATATCAATTTAAATTAGAAGAAACTAAAGTTAATATTTATGGCGAAGCAGCTGAAGAAAAATATTATGATGGTCCATTTTTATTTAATGTTTTAATAGATAGAGGAGATGAACAATATCCTGAAGCAGGAGAAGGAGTATTATTCGAACAAGGTATTAATTTTTACTTTTTTAGAGATGATTTAGTAGATGCTGATGTTGTCCCCCAAGTAGGAGATATTGTTTTATATGAAGAAAAATATTATGGGGTACAAAGCACAATTGCTAACCAATATTGGGGAGGTAAAAATCCACAATACCCTAATAATGATTCAGATGGAACACCAAACCCATTAAATCCTGATTTAGATCAATTTGGTAATGTAATATCAATATTAGTATCAACATATTACATCCCAGCAGATAAAGTAGCAATTTCACCTCATATAGAAAGAATGTAATGGCAAAACCTAGAAAACCTATACCAAAAAGTCAATTAACTTTAAGCACTAGTAAAAATACTGCTTTTAGAGGGATAGAAGATAGGGGGGAGGTAGGAAACCCTAATAGTTCTATATCACCTCCTAATCCTAATTATACAGAAACAGGTATTGATTTTAATAGATCAAACCAAATGAGTTTTAAAGATGATACTACTAAACAATACTCAGTTGGTATCAAAGATATTGATGAAGCAGTATTTTATTATTTTCAAAATGTAATTAGACCCTTTGTTTATCAAAATGGTGAACGAAGAGAAGTACCTGTAATATATGGTGCACCTGAAAGATGGAAATCATTTCAACGTGACGGATACTACAGAGATAAAAGTGGGGCAATTATGCTTCCTATTTTAGTAATAAAAAGAGATTCAATATCTAAAGATAGAACAGTAGCTAATAAACTAGATGCTAATATGCCTAATTTATATGGTCAATGGTCTAAGGAATTTAGTTCAAAAAACTTTTATAGCAACTTTGGTACTTTAAATAATAGAAAACCAGTTGAAAAATTCCATATAGTAGCACAGCCCGATTATGTTACAATGGAATATAGCTGTATCATCCAAACTTATTATATGGAACAGTTAAATAAAGTAATTGAAGCATGTGAATATGCTTCTGATGCTTACTGGGGTAATCCTGAAAGATTTCAATTTAGAGCTTTCATAGATTCTTTTACAACAGCAACTGAATTAACCCAAGGTAAAGATAGATTAGTTACTGGTACTTTTAATATTAGACTAAGAGGATATATACTCCCAGATACAATACAGAAAGAATTAAATACTACTAAAGTTTATAATTCTAAGGCTAAAATTACTATTACAACAGAAACAACAAATAATATCGAAGATATCGACTTTTAAATAATCTTTACATATTTATCAACAAAATAATTTATATATGAAAAATCAAAAGTTATCAAAAAAAGAGTTACAAGTATTACAAGAATATCAAAATAAAACAAATGAGGTTATTGCCGCATTAGGAGGTGTAGAACTACAAATTAGTGCGTTAAAAACCCAAAAAGAAGAAATATTAAAAGATTTTAAAGTCCTTCAAGACAACCAAGCAAAAACTGGTAAAGAATTACAAGATAAATACGGTGAAGGTAATATAAATTTAGAAAACGGAGAATTTACTCCAAAGGAATAAATTTTTGAAATACTTTTTAATATTTATAATAAAATAAAAATAAATAAACTATAGACAATGGCAGAGACAACATTAATATCTCCCGGTGTATTAACAAGAGAAAATGATTCATCCTTTATTGGGGCTAGACCTGTTACCTTTGGTGCAGCTATTATAGGACCCGCAGTAATGGGACCTGTTGGTATTCCAACGGGGGTTTCTACTTTTTCCCAATACGAAGCAATATTTGGGGGACAAATAGAAAGTGGATCACAACAATACACTTATTTAAACTCTATTTCAGCAAGAAATTATTTTGCTCAAGGAGGACAATCATTATTAGTAACACGTGTTGTTACAGGTTCTTTCTCTGAAGCATCAAGCTCTATAGGTAGTACTTTAACATCAGGTGCTTTAGTTGGTGGTGCTAATCAATTATTATCTTCAATTTCAAATGGAACTAACCTAAATATTACAGGTAGTACTGGAGGAACTGAAATATTAAATGTTCCTGTTAATGGTGGACTTGGAACAGGCGCAGTAGCTAGTATAACTCTTGCAACTCAAACAGCAGCATCAGTTACTTCATCTGTAACAAATATTACAATCACAACCCCAGGAACAGGATACGAAGTAGGAGATACAATAAACTTTACATCACAATCTTTAGGTGCGGTAGCAGTTGCGGATTCGGCAGTAGGAACTAACTTAGAATATTCTTTAACAGCTGATGATTTACAAACAACTTCATCTTTTACAATTAAAACTATATCTGAAGGTGAGATAATGAATAATTATCAATCAACAGACTCAGCAAATGGTACATTAGATAGTGGTTCAGCAAATAATCTTAGATGGGAAATAGCTTCTGTAAACACAGCTTCAGGACAATTTTCATTATTAGTAAGAAGAGGAAATGATACTTCAACACAAAAGGCTATATTAGAAACATATAACAATATATCTTTAGACCCACAAGCATCTAATTATATTTCAAAAGTAATAGGTGACACATACGAAACTGTAGAACAAGACGGTACAGATTTCTTTGTCAAAACAAATGGTAATTTCCCACGAAGAAGTGCTTACATATACGTTTCAGAAGTAGGTTTACCAACACCTTCTTATTTTGATAATAATGGAGAAGCAAAAAGCGAATTTACTGGTAGTTTACCAAAAATTAGCTCTGGATCTTTTGATAATGCTACAGGTAAAAACTTTGAAAATGGAAATGCATTGTTTAATGAAAATATAAATGCAAGTAATATACAAGGTATTGGAGCAAACGATTATACACAGTCTATTAACTTACTTAGCAACTCAGATGATTATCAGTTTAATGTAATAACTGCTCCTGGATTAAATTCACAAGATCATGCAGCACAAACAACTGGTTTAGTAACATTAGCACAAGGTAGAACTGATTGTATAGCAGTAATTGATATTGTAGCATATAATGCGTCAATCAACACAGTTACAACACAAGCAAGTGCTTATGATAGTTCATATGCAGCAACATATTGGCCGTGGTTACAAACGGTAGATGCCGGAACCGGACAAACAGTTTGGGCACCAGCTTCAACATATATTCCTGCAGTTTATGCATTTACAGATGCTTCATCAGACCCATGGTTTGCACCAGCAGGTTTGCTTAGAGGAGCTTTAGGAAGTGTAGTAAGAGCAGAAAGAAAATTAACATCAGGTAATAGAGATACTTTATACGAAGCAAATGTAAACCCAATTGCAACATTCCCAGGAAGTGGAGTTGTAGTATTTGGACAGAAAACTTTACAGAAAAGAGCAAGTGCTTTAGATAGAGTAAATGTACGTAGATTATTAATTGCACTTAAAGGATATATCACACAAGTATCAGATAACTTAGTATTTGAACAAAATACAAATGCAACAAGAAACAACTTCTTAGCAAATGTAAACCCATACTTAGAATCAGTACAACAAAGACAAGGATTATATGCTTTTAAAGTAGTAATGGATGCTACAAATAATACACCAGACGTAATTGATAGAAATGAGCTAGTAGGTCAGATTTATTTACAACCAACTAAAACAGCTGAATTCATTATTCTAGATTTCAACGTTTTACCAACTGGAGCAACATTTCCTGAATAAAAACAATAATTATAAATATTTATAATAAAATTATATAACAATGGCAGTATTAGACCCAAACGAAATATTTTATACAGCATTTGAACCGAAACAACAAAACAGGTTTATATTGTATGTAGATGGAATCCCTTCATACCAAATTAAAGGTATGGGAGCTGTTTCATTAACTCAAGGTACAGTTCAGTTGAACCATATTAACGTTGCAAGATACGTTAAAGGTAAAACACTTTGGAACACAATTCAAATGACGTTATTTGATCCAATTACTCCAAGTGGTGCTCAAGCATGTATGGAATGGGTTAGATTACACCATGAGTCAGTAACGGGTAGAGATGGTTATAGTGATTTCTATAAAAAGGATTTAACTATGAACGTATTAGGACCTGTAGGAGATATCGTTTCAGAATGGATTATCAAAGGGGCTATGATTACTGAAGCTAACTTTGGAGATTATAACTGGGATAATGAAAGTGCTGCTGTAGAACTACAATTAACAGTACAACCAGATTACTGTATCTTAAATTTCTAAGAAACAATTACATAACTTATCAAAAATTGCTTGGCTTCGGTCAAGCTTTTTTTTATATTAATATGTATAACTGATAAAAACGTTTTAACCAAATAAAGACTATGAGTGAATTTAAATTTCCAACCGAAGAAGTAGAATTACCATCTAAAGGTTTAATATATTCTAAAGACAATCCCCTATCAAGTGGTAAAGTAGAAGTTAAATATATGACTGCTAAGGAAGAGGATATTCTTTCCAACCAATCCTTTATTCAAAAGGGAGTAGTATTAGAAAAATTATTACAATCTGTAATTATAAATAAGGATATTAAACTTGATGATTTAATTGTTGGTGATAAAAATGCGCTTCTAATTGCTACTCGTATATTAGGATATGGTAAGGATTATGATGTTGAAGTTAAAGGACAAAATTATACCTTAGATATGTCAACTTTAGAAAATAAAGAATTTGATGAATCTGAATTTGAAGCAGGCAAAAATGAATTTAGTTTTACCACCCCAGCAACTGGTACAGTTTTAACTTATCAATTAGCTACGGGTAAATTAGAAAAACAAATAGATCGAGAATTAGCAGGTCTTAAAAAAATTAACAAAGAAAACTCCTCAGAACTTACTACAAGATTAAAATATCTAATTACATCTGTAGATGGTAATGAAGAAAAAAAAGAAATTAGAGAATTTGTAGATAATAGATTCTTAGCAAGGGATTCTAGAGCATTTAGAGATCATATTGCCTCTACTCAACCCGATGTAAACTTATCCTATATCTTGGATAATGGAGAGGAGGTGACCATACCAATTGGTCTAAACTTTTTTTGGCCTGACTATAACTAATGCCCCTGAGGCACGTTTAAATCTTTTTAAAATGATTCACCAAATACTATTTCATAGTAAAGGTGGATATGATTATCCCTCTGTTTATAATATGCCTATTTGGTTAAGAAAATTCACTTACTCAGAAATAAAAGATTTTTATGCTGAAGAGAAAAAATCATACGAAAATGCCAAAAGTGGAGGTAAAGGAACTAAAAATCTAATTAATGCTGACGGTAAAGTTAATACCCCTGCATTTACCGAAGCATCTAAACCCTATAGAGGTAAAACAAGTTATAAGTAACCATATTTATAATAAAATACCATTGTGTCTAAAAAACAAGAAGAAACAGCTAAAACTATAAAGGAATTAATAGCGGATCAAAATAGGCTATTTAAAGAACAACTTCGTATTGTTAAAGAACAAGCGGGTATTGAATCTGACTTATTATCTGATCAACAAGATATTTCTAATGTTATTAAAGACCAGATAACCAATTTAAAGTTTCAAAGAACAGAAAAGTCTTTACTTAGAAAAATTACTAATGATATAAATAAAATCTCCCAAGAATCCTATTCTATAGGAAAAAGACAATTAGGGGTAGATAAACAAAGTGAAATTTTTAGTAAACAAAAAGTTAGTTTAGAACAAAAAATTAGACTTTTAAAACAACAACAAGCTAAGTTTGGTAAAAGTCAAAATGAATTAGACCAAGATATAGCACAAACAATTAAACTACAAGTTGATGAAGCTACTAAATTAAAATTGCAAATAGATGGTATAGTAGAATCTTCACAAAGAATTAAAGATAATTTTGGAGTTAAAACATTTGGAAATTTAGCTACTGCCGTAAAATCCGTTCCAGGAATAACAGCTTTTTCTGCCCCTTTTGAGGCTGCATCTGAGGCAGCTTTAAATACCTCTCAAGATATAGAACATTCTCTTAAAACTGGAGAGGGTTTAACTAAAGATATGGTTAAAAAGCTTGGTTTAGCCGATAAATTAAAATCAAAGTCTGGAGAGACCCTAGCAGGTTCAGCTGCTTCTAAAAAATTCGATAAACTAGGTAAACCTGATGGTAAAAAATTACTAGGTGTTATTGATAGAAAAGGATTTATGTCAGCTATGTCTGGTATTAAATCACTAGCTAAATCCTTAAAAGCCGCCTTAGCTCCTGCAGTTTTACTAGCTGAACTGTTAAAGGCTGTAATTGCTTCAGATGCAGCAGCGGGTGAAATGGCTAAGAGTATGAACATGACATATGCCGACTCTGTAAGAACCAGAGCTGAACTTACCCAAATGGCTAATTCGCAGTTAGATATAACTGATATGTCTAAAGGTAATGCTGTTACTACTGCAGGTTTACAAGAAACCCTTTTAGTTATCAATAAAACTCTTGGTACAGGTACAATGTTAAGTGAGGATATGCTAGTTCAGTTTACTCAAATGAGAAAAATGGCTGGGTTTACTAATGAAGAGCTAATGGGTATTGCTTCTATTTCATTAGCTACTGGAAAAGATATGGAGACCATTACAGGTGAATTTATGGCTCAAGCTACCATTTCAGCATCCCAAAACGGAGTACTTTTAAATGAAAAAGACTTATTAAAAGATATAGGAAAGGTATCAGCTGCTACTACATTATCATTTGGTAAAAACCCGGCATTAATAGCTGAGGCTGTAGCTACAGCTAAGTCCTTAGGTATGGAATTAGATAAAGTAGATGCCATAGCAAATAGTTTACTAGATTTTGAAAGTTCTATATCATCAGAATTAGAAGCTGAATTGTTATTAGGAAAAGATATTAATTTAGAAAAAGCAAGACAAGCAGCTTTAAATAATGATTTAGCAACAGTAGCAAAAGAAATATCTAACCAAATAGGTGATTCTGCAGAATTTTCTAAGATGAACAGAATACAACAGGAAGCCTTAGCTAAATCTGTTGGTATGAATAGAGAAGATTTAGCAAAAACCTTATACGTACAAGAACAATTAGTAGGTGCTACAGGTAAACAAGCAGAAGAAAAAGAAAAATTAATTAACGCCAGTATAGAGGCAATAGGATTAGAAGCAACCCAGAAAAAATTAGCAGACGAGGGAGTTGATGGTTTAAAAAACCAACAAAGTCAAGCAGAAAGGCTTGCTAATACAATAGATAAATTAAAAGAAGTATTTGTAACTTTAGCAGAACCTATTTTAGCTGTGGGGATGGCATTGACTCCATTAGTTGAAGGTATAGGATTTATAGTTAGTGGTATAATGCATGTATCATCTTTAATTGGGGGATTTCTTGGAAAACTGAAAGAAATGGGAGCACTGGGTACAATTGTAGGTGGGATATTTGCTGTTTTAGCCGCCGCCTTAGCATATGGAGCTTTAGCTTGGATTCCTGTTGTAGGACCTGTTCTAGGTCTAGCAGCAGGAGCAGCTATAATGTCTGCATTTTATAACGCTTCTTCAGAGGCAGAAAGTGTAGGTGATATGTTTTCCTCCTCAGGTAGGACTATGGTTTCACCAGCAGAAGGAGGATTATTTGAACTATCAAAGAATGATGAATTTGCTGCTGCACCGGGATTAGGACAAATGTTAGCAGGAGGAAATACTTCACCTAATTCACAACCAGAAACAGTACAAAATAACACAGTTGTTGAAAGTAAAACAGATATGAGTACAACAAATGCCCTATTAGAAAAAATATTTAAGAAGACACCAGAAATGTCTCCTTTAGGTATGTACGAAGTACAATAATTTAATATTTATAATAAAACAAACAATTATGAGCTTATTAAACAAATTAATATCAGGTCAAGCTTCAGCTACAAGTCTGAATGGGTCAACGCCTAGTACACCAGAATTTGCAACGTCTACTTTACATAGACAATATTCTACCATAGGAAACCCAGATGCAGCAAATGTATCTCCAGTAAATGGAGTTTTACCTCCACCATCAACATTAGAGTCTCCAGCAGCACCTACAAGATATTTGGATAATCTTCCAACTTAAAAGTAGGATATGGCATTAGTTAACTTAACAACCAATCTTAAATCTTTAAGATATGGTAAGGATACAGTTGGAGGGGGTAATAGTAACCAACCCTATGTAAAAACATCAATTCCGGAAGACCTTTCTGATGTAGGAAGAACAGGTGGTCCAGATTTTTTACTAAGAGGGGGTACACTATTACCTAAGATTGTAGTTAACGATGTCTCAAGGATGACTAAAATGTTTTTCGATTTTAAATCTCCTAGAGGACCTTTATTCATAGCAAAACAAAATTTATTATCTTTAACTAACGTTAGTTCTCAAGTAGGGTATAAAGAATTTAAAGAATCGAATACACCCCCACCTGAAGGAACAGCTATTGGTAATCTTTTACGTAGTTTAGTACCCCCATTAAATCAGGGTATATATCTACCTTTATCTACAATAGGTCAAGCAGCAGGTAATGCTATAGGACTTCATTTAGATAAACAAGGTTTAGGATTTAATTTTAAAACTACAATTGGATCCCCTGATGGAAATTCTCTTTTAGGTTTACCTACATATTTAAATACTATTCATACTAATGCAACTGATGGTCCTAAAAGTAGATTATTTGGTTTACTTGACAAAGTTAATACAGATACTCAAGGTGTCAATGATTTATATTCTTATTCTGGGGGGCCAGGTGCTACTTTAGGTGTTGGTAAAACCAACATTAAAATGGTGAATGACCAAAGAACAGGTATTAATAATCCCAATACAACAAGAGAAAAACCAAAAGTAACTTGGGGGTCAGTAACTAGATTTAACACTTTTGCAAACCAATTTGATGTTAATAATTTTGGTAGTAATCCTTTATCACCTGCTAATCAAATAGGAAGTGGGGGTAAAACTTCTTATACTATAGGGGACATAAACATTAGTCCTACAGTAAATGATGAAAATTTAAGTAACGCTATAATTAATGATCAATTCCTTAGAGTAGGAGCAAGTGCGGCATATTTAGGAAATAGTTTTATTTTACAAAACGCAAATACTTCTATTAAAAACGCTTTTTTAGGAAATGGAAAAGTACAAACTTTTAGTGTTTATGAACAAAATGATGATCCTTTTTCATTGTCAACTAAAAATAATGGAAAGGCATTTAATAGTGGGATATTAGACAGAACCCCACAACTACAACTATCACAAGAACAAATATCAAGTAAAGAACCATTTTCTAAAACAGGAAATCAAAATAATATTACAAATTTTACTAAAAACATAGCACCTAATGGAAATCAATTTATTCCTAATAGTTTAAACTATGTTAATGATAATAAAATTGAAAACAGAGTTAACTTAGGAGACCCAGGTAAAAGAGCAAATAGAATAAGTTATACTATTGGTAGACAAGAAGAAGGACAAGATTTAACAGTATCACAAAATTCTGGTTATAAACAAGCTTTAGATAAAATTAATGCTTTACCTATATATCAATCAAGTTCACCTACCACAGATACTATTAAAAATGATTTAGTAAAATTTAGAATTGGAGTTATATCTAATTCAAACCCTAATCTAAAAACATATATTCATTTTAGAGCTTTTATTGATAGTATGAGCGATAATTTTACTGCTGAATGGCAAGATCAAGCATATATGGGTAGGGGTGAAAAATTTTATAAATACCAAGGGTTTGATAGACAAATATCTTTATCTTGGACTGTAGCAGCTCAATCAAAACAAGAATTAATACCAATGCATCAAAAGTTAAATTACTTAGCTTCGGTATGTGCCCCTGATTATTCACCAGAGGGTTATATGGGTGGAAACTTAATATCATTAACAATAGGTGGTTGGTGTTATGAACAAGTTGGTATAATGAAGGGGTTAAATTTAGAGATTCCAACAGAATCACCTTGGGAAATAGCTCTTCCTGATGAAGGAAATAAAGCCTTTGCACAAGATGGTTCAACTATACTAAGTGATGCTTCAGTTAAAGAATTACCTATGATAATTAAAGTTACTGGGTTTACCTTTATACCAATCCATGATTTTGTACCCGGAGTACAAAAGAATTTCTTTCCACTTAAAAATGGTTCTGAACTAAAAGGAGGTGGAACATTCGTTGGAGAATACGGACAAGAGCAGTATATTGGATTAGCAACAACAGGGGGTAAAAATAACTACTCAGGTGGTAAAGGTAATATTAATTATGTTCCCAGTAGAGTAGATGCTGTACCCACTAGTACTCTAAAATCTGATAGTATTGATTTTAATTCATTTTCAAGTTTTGAAACACCTAATTTATTAATATAATGGGAAGATATACAAGAAATAGAATATTAACAAAAACCGACCCAAACGGGACTAGAGGTATAAGATATTATAGGGGCGTAAAATACCCTGAAATTGCTTTATCCCCGGATGACATATATGTTTATGCTGAAGCGGGAGATAGGTTTGATATTTTAGCTAATGAGTACTATAGTGATCCTTCCCTATGGTGGATAATATCAACAGCAAATGGTTCATTCCCACAAGATACTTATTATTTACCATTAGGAATACAAATTAGGGTACCAACTAATATCGGTGCTATACAAAGTGCATATAATAAGTTAAATAAGTTTTAAGGATGAGTATAATAGGAGAATCAATTAATAATAGTGTCTCAAGTCAAATTTCAATACGACAGTATTTACATGGGAAACAAACCAGAAATAAATCTGATATTAGTGTATTAAGTAATAATAATGCTTGGTTAAAACTTGCTTCATCCGTAAGAGTTATAGGTCAAACAGTAAGTGAAAAATGTGGTGAAGAGTATAATGAAGAATCAATTCCTACTTACAATCCTACTACCGGAAAATTTGAAGAATTAGAATCAAATATCAGCGCAGGAGAACAAAAATTAAGAGATATAGGGTTAGATAACACAAGTAAATTTACAGGAAACCAATTAGCAAGAAAAGCTATTTTATTTAACACCCTTTCAGAATTATCACCAGATGGGGGTAACACTTATATTAATAGGTCTGGAGTATCTAAAACTAATAGCTTATGGAATAACAGTAGTTATGGTTTAGGAGGGACAGATTTTGGTCTTGTACCTAGCCCGGGTTTAATCTCAGCTAAAATCGACTGTAAAAATAGGGGTTCAATTCGAGAAGCAACAATAGAATTAAAGGCTTATAATAAATTTCAATTTGAGTTAATAGAACTTTTATACTTAAAGTTAGGGTATACTATGTTATTAGAATGGGGGTGGAGTAAATACGTAGACAATAGTGGAACTTTAAAATTTGTTGAAAATACATTAATCGAAGATATGTGGTTTAATGATAAGAATAACTTTAATGAAATAATTAAAGAAATTAGCACTTATCAAAGAAAATATAGTTCTAACTATGATGGGTTTTTAGGGAAAGTAGTTAACTTTGATTGGAATTTTCAACCCGATGGTACTTATAATATAACTTTAAAATTAATTACTATAGGGGATGTTATAGAATCCCTAAAAGTAAAACTACCATCAGATCTGGTATCTGCGGCATCTTTAAAGAGAACCCTTGAAAAGGGTAATGCACAAACCGCTCAACTAAAGACTGTATCAAGTCCTATTATAACTAATGCAGGATCTTCTACCTTATCCCTTAATTTATTTAACGATATAGCTTCAAGTAAACCTGACTTTTGGAGTGGTAACCAAACGAATTATTTTTCTTTATTTTCTAATTTAAAAGAAACAGATTCATTTGGAACAGAAATAGATTACGTAATAAGAAAAAAATACAAAAGTAATGAAGATGACCAATTCCGCCCTACGGGAGTAGATAGTAACAAATATACTTATTATTTAACTTTTAGGGAGTTACTAGCAAAATTAGAAAAATATTGCATCCCTTCTATTAATACGGATAAAGTTCTTACTTTTGATACAAGTACTGAAAGTATATGCTCTACTTTTATTAACCAAATTTCCTTTAATCCTAAAATATGTTTAATTAAACCTGCTTTTACTTCAGCACTAAATATATCAACCCCCCAGGAACTTAAAGATAAAAAATTAGGTGTTAAAAACTTTTATAAGGCATTTGCTAAATTGAAAAATTTTACAATTCAAGAAGAAGAAACCAATATAATATATGGGGATATTATGAATATTTATCTTAATTATGATTTTGTTTCAACCATTTTAGAAAAAAATACTAAAGATGGTAATATCACTCTTTTTAAGTTTTTATCAAGTATATGTGATGGTATAAATGATTCTTTAGGAAACCTTAATAAATTAGAACCAATTATACAAGATGATAACGTAATTAAAATAATAGATCAAAACCCTATCCCCGGAATAGAAAAGTCTACAAACTTTGGGTGTAGATTTGTAGAAACTCCCACCTCCTTTGAAATTTATGGGTATAACTATAGTGATAATACAAAATCAACATCAAATTTTGTAAGGGATTTTGGATTTAGAACTAAAATAGGCCCAGAATTAGCAAGTATGATTACTATTGGAGCAACAGCACAAAATGAATCCACTAAAAATTATGATGGGACGTCTTTTTCTAAATGGACTGAAGGATTAAAGGATGCGTATGCTGTTGATTATGATGATCCTGAGGATGCTGAACTTACACCTCCAAAAATCCAACCCGAATTTTATCCTTTCACTTCTGAACAAGTTCAAAAAATGTATGAGCATTTTAACGAAGCGGATATTGATTTTTTCTATGGTCCTGATTTTCTTTCTTATAGTAACGTTCTATTCGATTTACCAACTTGGAGAAAACAAGAAATCACTTATGTAGGAACTTATAAGGGTACGGGTACAAGAGATATAGACAAAAGATGTCCTGTTACTAAAAGAACATACAGTAATGTTACATGGGCCAAATATTTTCTTGAAGCAAAAACTAGTTACATTAAAACACTTGCTAAAAGAGAAAAAGATGATTTACCTGAAGATTTAAATATTCAAAGTTATGTACAATGGTTAATTAATGCCCTTGGTGGAAAATTAAATGGAAGAACTATTGAGGAACCTTTATACTTTTATTTTAATAGTGATTTTTATAAAATAGGAAGTTCTTTATTTAAGGGTTTTATAAACCAAATCAACACTCAAGTATATGAAAAGGGGAATAAATTAGTTCCTTCAAATACTATAGGGTTTATTCCTATGGATTTAAATTTAACTATTGATGGGTTATCGGGGATTAAAATATTTAATGCCCTAGATGTTAATCAAAGATTCTTACCTAAGGCATACAGTACCTCCTTAAAATTTATAATTACAAAAGTAAACCATGAAATATCTAATAATAATTGGGGAACATCTTTAGGTACAATAGTAGTACCTAAAATAAACGAAATTACTCCTTATATTTTTTCTATACCAGAAGAGAATTTAAAAAAACAAACAGCACGTAATAGCCGTTATGAAGAACTCCCAGTATTAACTTCATTTCCTTCTTCAAAATTAACTTATGTTAAAGCAAAAGAAATATTACTTAGAATTGCGGGTGAAGATTTAGGACTTGCTATATTTGCTATACTATGGTCTGAAGCTAGTAAAAGTAATGGATCCTTTAATTCAGCAGGGGGTAATAATTATTCTGGAGTCCAAACAGATAGTGGAGTTTGGGGAGGTAGTAAAGATAGTATATCAAGTAAACTCATAGTAGCTAGATTCTCTAGAGAAGATGCAGTAAGCTTAAGAGAATTTGCAGCTTTTGAAAACGATGAAAACTTCCTAAAATTTATGCAGAATAGGGTTAGTGCTAAAGGTTTTACATCAAATCCTTATAATTGGACTACAACTTATATTAATAAATGGTGGTCCCCTGAAGGAAAAGAAAATTTTACCTCAGACTCTCCTACATATAAAACCAAATTATCATTTTTCCAATCAGCTAAAAAAACATGGGATAATATCTAAAAATATAAATTAAACAATGTACTACCCAAAATCACAATTAACTACTAATTTATCTACTAATGGGAAAGAATACCAATTAGTAGATACCGGTGAATCCTATGTTGGGTCTTATTTTAAAACATCTGATGGTAAATATTATACTGGTAAAACCCCCCAAGATGGTAATAACCAACAATTAGTAAGGTTATTTCAAGACACCCCAAATTCACCATCACTTCCTTCTGATAGCGATCCTACTTTTCCCCAAACAGAAGTTCCTATAGGATATAGTTTATCAACATCATCCTCTCCCATTTCAATTACCACCCCAAAAGGAAATATAGTTTTCCCAACTGAAGGAGAATATGAGACTGGAGAATATCAAAGATATTTTTTAAAACACAATGTTAATAATAATTACTTAGAAGTTAACCAACTAACCTATAATAATTTCTTTAATCAAAATCCAATTGTACCATTTCAGTTATATACTGCTATTAAAATAGATTGGATATTAGTAGGTAAACCAATAGAGGTTTATAATATTAATAGAAATATAGCTCTACTATATGAAAAAGAAAAAAATATTAGAGGGTTTTCAAATTTCTTTAAAGGTAGGTATTTAAAATATTTTCGCCCTTTAAAAAATGAATATTATACAACTAAAGGAGGAGAATTAAGGGTTCAAGATACAAATGAAAATTATGCGGGTAATTATCATGTATATTCAACTAGGGGAGTAATTATGGAAGGTAAATTTCATTCTGCCTCCCCACATAGAGTCTTAATCCCATTTGAAGGTGAAGAAATTGCTAAAAATATAATACCTCCTACTATAAGTAGGGAGGTAGGTACTTCAATAAGAAAAAACTACTAAAAAACTAGGCTACCGCATAAATTAATCGTATATTTACCTATAAATAAAGGTATATGTACTGGTTGATAGAAAATGAGGAGCAATTAAAGGTTTTATTAAATAGTGGTTTTAAAGAGGCATTTGTCGAAGTAATCCCCTATAATGATACAATCCACCCAACTTTAAACAAGGTTAGCCTTGTGTATATTAGACA